ACAGTCTAAAAGTTTTTCATCTATATCTGCTAACGAAATGGAAAATAGAATTAATGCTGATATAGAAAATGCAAAGACTGCTTATAAGAAAGCTTATGAAGAAGGCGATGCAGATAAGATTGTAGAAGCTCAGGAAAAAATGGTTAAGGCTGCATCTCAAACGTCTGACTTAAATAAAATGAAGGATTATGCTAATCCTAAAAACTTTGAGCAACAAGAATTACCTGTAGTTGCACCACCGCCTGATCAAAGAGCAGTTGAGTGGGCGGCAGATAATACTTGGTTTAACCAAGATATGGTAATGACAAACGCAGCCTATGCTATTCATGATGAATTAGTTAAAAAAGGAATTACAGCAGAGTCTGAAAATTATTATGAAATGATTGACAGACGAATGAGGGAAGAGTTTCCAAGTAAGTTTGGGGGTACATCGACACCCAAATCTACTGAACATTCAACTGTTGTTACACCGGGAGGAAACCAAACTGGTAAATCTCGCAAAGTTCGATTAACACCCAGCCAAGTTGCTGTCGCCAATCGGCTTGGAGTTCCGTTACAGGAATACGCCAAGCAGTTTGCCGCACTAGAGAGGAATTAATATGTCCGATACCAAGCAAGCAAAACGATCCCCACGCTCTGTTGAGAAGCGAGAGAATGAGGAACGCAATCAATCATGGTCTCCACCAAACCTTTTACCAGATCCACACCCTAAAGACGGATGGTCTTTTAAGTGGGTTCGCATTTCTACGCAGGGTCAAGACGATCCAACAAACTATAGTAAGAAATTAAGAGAGGGTTGGGAAGCCGTACCTATCGAAGACGCTCCAGAAATGGAACATTTGGTCTTAGATCCAAAACCACGTTTTAAAGGAAAGGTAGAAGTCGGAGGTTTGCTTCTTTGCAGGATGCCTGAAAACATGGCAAAACAACGTAACGAGCATTATAGAAATCAATCTACTGAAGCTATGAGAAGCGTTGACAATGCTTTGATGAGGGAATCCAATCCTAGAATGCCAATTAACAATCCAACTAGAGATAGTAGGGTTTCATTTGGTAAGGGATCTTAACTTTAACTTTAACTTTAGGGAGAATGTACTATGAGTACAACTTCAGCCCCTCGTGGCTTGAAGCCGATAGGAATCCTTGGAGGAATGCCGTTTGCTGGATCAACTAGAGAATATTTAATTAAATCTGGTTACAGCACAGCAATCTTCAATGGGGATGTAGTCGGTTTTGCAGACGTTGCAAACTCTACAGATGACGGTCATCTTGTAAGAGAAACTGCAGCAAGTGAAGTAAACCCAATTGGTGTCTTTTTAGGTGTATCCTACACAGACCCTAATACTTCACAGCCTACTTTTAAGCAACATTATCCGGGCAGTATTTCTGCTTCTGATATTAAAGCTGTAGTAGCAGTACATCCGCATACACTTTACGAAGTGCAAGCAGATGGTGCAGTCGCACAAACTAGTTTAGGTATGACAATAGACCTTGTTCAAACCTCTTCTGGAAATACAACAACTGGTAATTCAGGTCTTCAGGCAGATGCTTCAACAGCTTCTGTTGGTGGTGAGTTATTCAAAATCGTGGACTTTGTTAATAGACCGGGATCTTCTGTAGGTGATACATACACAGACTTAGTTGTGATGTTAAGCCCTGCTGAAAATGCCTTCTTGACAGATCCAATAACTTAAGGGAGTGACATAATATGGCAATAGCTAGAAGTCAACTCATGAAAGAACTTCTACCGGGCTTGAATGCACTATTCGGTTTAGAATATGCAAGATATCCTGAAGAGTGGAAGCAATCTTTTGAGACAGAAAATTCTGAGAGGTCTTTTGAAGAAGAGACAAAACTCAGTGGTTTTGGATCTGCTCCTATCAAAGATGAAGGTGCTGCGATTGCATTTGACGATGCACAAGAAGTACACACAAGTAGATACACACACGAGACTATCGCTCTTGGTTTCTCAATCACTGAAGAAGCTGTAGAAGATAATCTTTATGATTCATTATCTGCTCGTTATACTAAAGCACTTGCTAGGAGTTTCCAACATACTAAGGAAGTCAAAGGTGCAGCCCTTTTCAATGAAGGCTTCACTGGTCAAACAGGAGGAGATGGTGTATCACTTTTCAACACATCTCACCCATTAGTCAACGGTAGCACAAATGCCAACAGGCCATCAACTGCTGTTGATTTAAACGAAACTTCTCTTGAAGCGGCTGTGATCGCTATTGGAAAGTACACAGATGAAAGAGGGCTTAAAATAGCTGCTCGACCAACTGGACTACTTATTCCATCAGATCTTCAGTTCGTAGCTGAGAGACTAATGAAGAGTGAAGGTCGTGTCGGAACTTCAGACAACGATGTAAATGCACTAGTAAGCAGTAATGCTTTAGGTGGTGGATACTCAATCAACCACTACTTAACAGACACTGATGCATTCTTCATCAAGACTGATATTCCAAATGGCTTTAAGCACTTTGTTCGTGTTCCAATGAAGACTTCAATGGAAGGCGATTTTGATACTGGTAACGTAAGATACAAAGGCAGAGAGAGATATTCTTTTGGATATTCCGATCCGCTTTCATATTACGGCTCACCGGGAGCATAAATCTTAGGGGGGAGCAATCCCCCCTTTTAATTTTCTTTGACAGCGTAAGCTGACAGTAGCCGAGACAGGGAGAATATAATGGCTAATACAACTTTTACAGGCCCAGTCCGATCAGAGGGTGGGTTCAATGTTATAAATAAAAATGGCACTACTGGTGCTATTACACAAACTGGCTATTCAGTCAATTCAACTGGACAGTTAGTTTCTATGGGTACACGAAAGATTCAATCTTTTGCTGGTACTTTGGCATCAACAGATGCTGCTTCAACTGCTTATGCAGATGGTGATTGTCTTGTTGAACTAGGAACATTAAATGTAGATGCTCCTGATGATTTAGTTACACCAAGTAAAATTTTTATACACAGAGCTTTAATTGGTATTACAACTGCTGCAGGACAAACACTTGCTGGAAACTTAGCATTAAGTTCTACTAGTGGCACTGCAACAAATGCAGCCGTCTCTGGTACAGAAATAGTAGGTGCTGGTGTCACATCGTTTAATGAACAATTAAGTGCTACACAATCTATCACTGAAATTGATATTAATTTTAACGACACTGCTGGTAATTATCATATTTTTGTACCTAATATTACTGCTGCTGTAGCAAATGTTCATTTATATGCTAGAGCAACAACCACAGTAAATGCTGATGTGACTGCTGGAAGATTTACAGTTGAATTAGAATATTCTGTTTATTAATAGGAGAAACTAATGGCTGATGCAGTAGCAAGTCAAACTATCGTAGATGATAATAGACGAGCAGTAATCAAACTAACTAACATAAGTGACGGTACAGGTGAAAGTGCTGTCACTAAAGTTGATGTTAGTGGTTTAGCAACAAATGAAGGTCGTACCTGTACAGGTGTCACTATAGAAAAAATATGGTGGCAGTGTGTTGGTATGAAAGTAAATATTTTGTTTGATGCTTCAACTGACGTTCTTGCCATACAGTTAGGCGAAAATCAATCTGGTGATCATGACTATAGTGCGTTTGGTGGCTTGCCAAACAATGCAGGTAGTGGAGTAACAGGTGATATTAAGTTTACAACTGTAGGTCATGCAAATGGTGACACTTACACCATAATACTTAGTTTGATTAAAGAATATTAATATTGAAGTTGGTGCAAAAGATGTCCAACGAACAAAGACTAGAAGTGGCTTTAGCAAGATTAGAAGAAAGAGTTGAGGCCCTTCAAGATGACATGAAGGAAATGAAATCCGATATGTCTGAATTAAGAGCTACAGCAAACCGTTGGAAAGGTGCATTTTGGGTTATGATGGGTCTTGGCGGTGCTGTGGGTGTAATAGCTAATTTCGCAACAGGGTGGTTGAAATGATGAAAAAAAAGAAAGGCTATCGTAACGGTGGCAAAATTAAAGGCATGATGAATGGCGGAAGAA